GAAAAGCATTTTGTCGTTAAGTCGTTTGTCAAGGATGAAAGCTATCCCGAATTTAAACATGCTAGGTGGATTAATGCCCGCTCTGACCAATTCAAATGTGCTGTTGGCCCCACCTTTAAAGCTATAGAACAATCTGTATTTGGATCGGATTGGTTCGTTAAAAAGATCCCCGTTAAAGATCGTGCTCGTTATATATTTAATCGCGTTGCTCGCGTGGGTTCAAAGTATATTTGTACGGATTATACTGCTTTTGAATCGCATTTTACTGAGGAGCTCATGCAGTGTTGTGAGTTTGTCCTCTACGATTATATGACCCAATATCTACCAAATCGTGCTGAATTTAAATTTTATATGTATAAGATTATTGCTGGAATGAACAAGTGTGTATCTAAGCTATTAAATGTTACGGTTCCAGCCACCAGGATGTCTGGTGAGATGTGTACATCTTTAGGTAATGGCTTCTCAAATTTGATGTTTATGCTGTTTTTATGTAAACGCAAAGGTTGTACTAACGTAATCGGCGTAGTTGAGGGTGATGATGGATTGTTTGTTGTTGACGGTCCTGCCCCTACTGCCGAGGATTTCAAATCACTTGGACTTACTATCAAAATGGTTGTGACGGAAGATCTTACCCGCGCCAGTTTCTGTGGATTAATATTTGATAGTGTTGATTTGATAAATATTGCAGATCCAATGAAAATTCTCGCTCAGACAGGATTTTCCACTCAACAGTATGTTTTCTCAAAATCGAAAGTGTTGAGAGGTTTACTTAAGGCCAAAGCATTTTCTTTGGCTTACCAATATCCAGGCTGCCCTGTAATCGGTGCCTTTTCCCGTTACCTTCTACGTGTACTCGTAGATGATTACGTTTATTTTAGGAAAGGAAATAGTGATTACACGGATTTACTTCAACGTGAAGCCTACACTTTCTGGACTCAGCACGCTGATGTGTTGCAGGTTGTTACCGGAATGGCTACGCGGATATTGATGGAACAAGTATTTGGCATTGCTGTGGGCGCACAGTATGAAATGGAACGTTATTTTGATTCGTTAGATGCCGTTTGTGTCATTGAGAACCAAACAATACTTGATCATGTGCCACTTGTATGGAAGGAATTTGCCAATGTTTATATGGTAAATGCTCCTTTGGAACCCTATTTAATCCGTTATTTCTTTGATTAAGTGGCATGTGCTGTTTCTCTATAGTTTATGAGTTGGATTCATAAATTGTTCCTATATTGAAACCATAGCACAGCGTGAGAAAACACGTTAAAATCCGTTCGGGGAACGTTATTCTCAGATCTGGC